ATTCATAACAACAGAAGAAGGAGAAGATGTGTTTTTTCATATCTCAGATTTTCCAGAATTAAAAATTAAACTTAATGAGGATGTCGAATTTGAAACAAAAGCCTATAAAAAAGGCCAAAAAGCAATTAAAATTCGGAGGTATAAAAATGGATGAAGAAAAGAATATCACAAGTACAACAACTTTTGATGAGAGAAGGAAATTATTAATTCACAAGTCAAGAGAAGAAAAAAAGAATGAGTTAGGTGACTTAATAATTTCAACAGAAGCTTTGATTCATGAAGAAGGAATCAGAAAGACATTAAAAGATCTTGAAAAAAAGAAGGATATGTTAAAAGATCATATCAAAAGATTAGAGGAAGTTGCAGGTGCAAAACCAGAGATGAATGATGAACTTGAAGAGCTTAAAAAGAATCTAAAAACACTTCAATTGATAGATCATATAGAAAAAGCAACAGAAGAATCTAAGAAAAAAGAAAAAGAACAATTAGAGAATAGCAGAAAAGATCTTAAAACTGTTGAAAAAGACTTAAAAAATATAATGGATATCAAAGTTGAGGAGAAAGGGAACAATCTCTTTAATCTTTATGTAGATGGAGAATATGTCCGGACTTGCATAGATAAGGAAGGAGTAATCCAGGAATTAACTAAAAGGATAAAAGAAATATGAGAGAACCAACAAATCTTGCTAATGCAATAGTAGTGATTGCTTGTATGTATTTTTTAATCTATGAAAGCTTTAGATTTTGGGCAAAAGCAGGAATAAGCAGGAATTTTTTTAATTTTATTATTTGCCCTAGCATCCTGGGGATATTGGCACGTAACAGATGATCACAAGAAATTATTAAAAATGCAGATAGAAGAAGTAGAGGCAAGAACCAAAAACTTTAATGCACACACAGCTTTTATGGCAACTCAATCTGCGCATGCACTTAGGGGGTTGAAACCACAATGAGAGAGATAATTTTGGCTAAATGGATGCATGATCAATATGAGAAAATTTCTAAAAAGAAAAAGTGGAAAACTCAAAAGAAATGCAGGGTTGAATTTGCAGATCTTCCAGAAGAAAATAAAGATGTCATGATAGAACTAGCAAAGAGATTAATTAAAAAATTTAATATTTAGAATGGAAATTGAAAATATACCAATATCAGAAATAATTCCTTATGAAAAGAATCCAAGAAAGAATGAAAAAGCAGTAGAAATAGTCGCAAGATCAATTAAAGAATTTGGATTTAAAGTACCAATAATCCTGGACAAAAACAATGAGATTATTGCAGGTCACACAAGATTAAAGGCAGCAATCAAATTAAAAATGACTAGTGTGCCAGTGATTCGAGCAGATGAACTTAATGAGGAACAAGTAAAAGCTTTCAGGATTATGGATAATAAATCCATAGAATACGCAGAATGGGATTATGATCTCCTGGAAGAAGAACTAAAAGTGCTTCAAAAAGTAGATTTTGATCTAAGTTTAACAGGTTTCTCAAATAAAGAATTATATGAGTTAATTAATTTAAATGCTGATCAAGAATTTGATGTGGACAAAGAAATAGAGGAAGCAATCAAGAAAGGGCCACAAAGAGTCAAAGAATATGAAGTCTGGCAACTAGGAGAACATAAGCTTATAATTGCGAATGCAACAGATCCAAAAGCATGGAAGAAATTAATGGGAAATGAGAAATTTGATTTAATGTTTACAGATCCTCCTTATCGATTAGCTTACACAGAGAGAATGAGAAAAGTTGTCACTCCAAAGGGAGATGTAAAAAAGGTCAAAGATAGAGTTTATTTGAAAGTAGGCAAAACAAATAAAGACGGAAAATCAAAAGGAAGATTCAAAGGAATAGTCAAAACAAAAGATGGATTTGGATACAAAAGTCAAAGGAGATATTTGGGAGTAGAAAAAGCCGGAGGAGTCCCAGAATTTGATGAATGGTTAAGCATAGCAAAAGAATATCAAAATACAATAGGATCAAACATTTTAATATTTGAGAACTGGAAAAATTTATATGGATTATGGGAAGCAATAGAAAAATACTGGAAAATAAGGAACCTTTTAATTTGGCACACTCCTAATCGATGTCAAGGATTTAGCAGGAGATACATGTTCTTTAATAAATTTGATATTGCTTTACTAGGAGAACACGAAAAAGGAATAACAAACCCAGAATTTGATGGAGATTTTGAAGATTATCTAAAGCAAGAAAGCCAAAAGATGATCAATGCTTATGACACAGCAATTTATGCTGGCCAAGGAAAAAGCATATGGAACAGAGAAAAGAGATCAAGATACAAATCTTATATGATGGATCATATAACTTGCAGTGTAGATTCAGAGTCACAAAGTGGCCAGAGCTTAGTTTTTGGAACAAAGCCAATTCCAATCCTAGTACCTTATATGAAATTATTATCCCCTAAGGAAGGGATAGTCATGGAACCATTTGGAGGATCAGGTAGCACTTTAATTGCAGCAGAGATACTCCATAGGAAATGTAGGTGTATAGAGATTGAGCCTATTTACGCAGAAGTGATCATAAAAAGATGGGAGAAATTCACTGGAAAACAAGCCAAATTACTCAAATCTGCATAAAAATAGCCTATTTTAGGCTATATTAACCTTAACTAGGCTTAAAAAAACGCAACCTGAGGCGCCTGTGCAAGAATTTCAAAGGGAAAATTGACAAAGTTGACAAAATTCAGGGTTTTGAAAGAAAATGAGAATAACAAAGGGAAGATTTAAAGAAGCATGCAAGGGATCAGGAGGAGTCCAGGCAGTTGTAGCTAAGGCTTTGGGAGTTACAAGGCAAGCAATAGGGCTTTACTTAAAGAAACATCCAGATTTAAGGGATTTCCTAGACAATGAGGGAGAGCAAGTAATGGATGTGGCAGAGCATAATATTGACAAAAAGATAGTTGAAGGGGATATAGATGCAAGTCAATGGGCCCTAGTAAACAGGAAAAGAGGCAAAGCCAGAGGGTATGGAACTAAGCAAGAATTAAATGTTTCAGATGATAGAACCAGAATCATAATTGAGAGGGCTGATGATGAGAATAATAAAGATACATTGGAATAAAAGTTCTTAATGATAAGATTCATACAGAGATTTTCTATGGTGGAGGAGCTGGAGGAGGCAAATCCTATTTAGGGTGTGTTTGGTTGCTTTCTAATTGCATTGATTATCCAGGATCTAGATGGCTAATGGGCCGAGCAGTTTTAAAGAGTTTAAAAGAATCTACTTTATTGACATTTTTTCAAGTTTGCCGGGATTTTGGAGTTAAGCAAGGAATAGATTTTAAGTATAATTCTATGGAAGGAACAATTAAGTTCTGGAACAATAGTGCGATTTATTTAAAAGACTTATTTTTATATCCAAGTGATCCAGAATTTGATAGTTTAGGATCAACAGAATACACAGGAGGATTTATTGATGAGGCAAGCCAAATTACATCTAAAGCAAAGAACATAGTAATGTCAAGACTAAGATACAAACTAGATGAATTTGGATTAATTCCTAAACTTTTAATTGCGAGCAATCCAAGTAAAAACTTTTTATATTTTGAATTTTACAAACCATCAAAGGAAGGAACAATTGAACCTTACAGAGTTTTTATTCCTGCATTGGTAGGGGATAACCCATTTATTTCAAAATACTATGAGGAGAATCTACACAAATTAGATAGGATTAGCAAAGAAAGATTGCTTTATGGAAACTTTGAATATGATGATGATCCCACAAGATTATTTGATTATGATGCAATAATGGATTTATTTACAAACAACGCAGAAAGAGGAAAAAAATATTGCATAGTAGATATTGCAGGATTTGGAAGAGACAGAACAATCATAGGAATATGGGATGGGTTATTTTTAGAGAGAGTTTATAATTATGACAACATTTCAGAGGACGAACTCGACGAAATTCTTTTAAAATACAAGATTCCAAGAAGTCAGTGTTTAGTTGATGAGGGAGGAGTAGGTTTTGGTTATGTTAAGAACATGAAAGGGATAAAAGGATTTGTGGCAAATGCTAGGCCAGTGGTCAAAAAGAAAGAAACAGAAATAGAAAAAGTCCAACACAATTATAAAAACCTAAAAGCGCAGTGCTGGTTTGAATTAGCAAATATGATTAACTCTAGAATGATTGGAATTTATAGAGATATTAGAGTTGAGGATAGAGAATTATTAGTTGAAGATTTAGAACAAATTAAACAAAAGGATCCAGGCAAGGACCAACCTTTAAGAATTTTAACAAAAGAGGAAATTAAAGAAAATCTTGGAAGATCAACAGATATGGGGGATATGCTAATGATGAGAATGTTTTTTGAATTAAAAAAACCAATGGCTTTTTCATTTATTTCACCTAAACCAATTTACAAAAAATCAAAAGAGGAAGAGGATAAAGAAGAATTAGAACGCCAAAAAATAATTAAGGAGGCAATAGAAAAAGGAGATGTGGCCCTTAGTCCAGCACAACGTAGAAAACAATTGAGCAACAATATTTAAATATACTAAGAAATTAATTATTATATCCTTTCACTTTCATACTCATGGGAATTTTAGATCTTTTTAAAAAAGAGAAGAAGGCGGTGCCACCGGTTGCAACAATTCAAGAAACAACTCGGCAAGGTTTACATAAAGCTTACATTCCTAAATTTCTTTACAAGCCACCATTTGGATACCCAAGATACGTCGATCTAGTTACAATTAGAAGATTAGCTGCAATGCCTTATGTAGAAATGTGCATATCAACAATAGTAGACAATGTTTGTGCAGTGCCTTGGGACATTGTGCCTAAAGAAGGAAAAGAGGATTCACCAACTTACGAAGAGCATAAAAAACAAGTTATGGATTTTTATAAAAATCCAAATACAAACAAAGAAAGTTTTGAAGAGATCAGGAGAAAATATGTAAGAGATATTTTAGAAGTAGATGCAGGAGTTTTAAATAAAGTTTTTAATCAAAAAGGAGAGATGGTTGAGATGGTTGCAAGAGATGGAGCAACATTTACAAAGAACCCAGATATTTATGGAATGTTTACTGATAGAGAAGATTTAATTCTTGATGCAGCAATATTGCCCCCAAATAAAGAATCAAGTGCTATGTATATTGAACCAGGGTTTATTTCAGCTGCAGATGCTAGAGAGAAAGCTGCATATTTTCAATATGGATGGTTAAGTGGCGCACGGCCTGTGCCTTTTGGAAGAAAAGAAATAGTTTGGTTTGAAAGAAATCCTAGGACTGATAATATTTATGGAAGATCTCCTGTTCAGAACCTAGCAGAAACAATTCAAACTCTTATTTATGCGATTGAACATAATCTTGAATATTTTAATGATAATGAAATTCCAAAAGGAGTCTTAGGTTTAGATGGATCAGATGCACCAGAAATTGAGGCATTTAAAGAACAATGGGTTGAACAGCAAAGGGTAAAAGACACAGATGGAAATTGGAAAAAGAAATTTCACACAATTCCAGTAGTAGGGAAGATCCCACAATTTACAAGATTCCAATTAACAAATGCAGAATTAGAATTATTAGAAGGGCAAAAATGGTGGGCTAAATTAGTATGGGCATGTTTTGGAGTTACAAGTGTCGAACTCGGATACACAGAGGATGCAAAAGGCCTGGCAAATCAAATAGTACAAAGCAATGTTTTTAAGAAGAGATCAATTAATCCAATTTTAAGATTAGAGGAATATAGACACAACCAAGAAATAATAAGTGAATTTGAATTTGATGATGTAGAGTTTAAATTTTTAATGTTTGATGTCGACGAGGAAACAAAGAAAGCTCAATTATATCAACAACAATTATCTGGAGGATGGAAATCTATTAACGAGATTCGATTAGAGGAAGGACTAGACGAAGTAGAATGGGGAGATAAACAAACCCCTGAAGAACAACACCAGCAAGAAATGGATAAACTTGTTGCATCAGGATTAATGAGAGGATCACTTGGGGAAGAAGAGGATAATGAAAAAAAGAAAAACAAAAAAGAGAAAGAGAACCTAACTGGAAAAGAAAAGAAAGATATTGAATCTAAACCAGGAATGGGACATTCAGATAAATGGTGGGCAATGTATCATGAATTAATTAAGCAAGGATATTCAAAAGAGAGTGCTGCAAGAATAACTAATTCTAAACTGGAAAAAAAATCATGGGAAAGTAATCCTTTAATTTTAGGGCCCAATGAGGAATTAGATGAAAATAGATTAAAAAAATCAATTGTTTATCTTTTACAACAAAACGAAAAGAAAATTAAGGAGCTTATCGAGAGAGAAATGGGAGCAAACAAGATTCATGAGATTAAAGCAATAGAGGATCTTGCTAAGGCTATTAAAAGTTTACTTACTTTTGAGGGATTAAAAAGGATTAGTGATGCAATAATAAATCATACTTTTGTTAAGGGATGGGACGAAGCAGAAAAACAAGTGGATAAAAATTTAATGATGAATAAAGATGCTATTACTTTTATTCAGGATTATACTTATAATAATATCAAAGGAATGACTGAGGAGATCATGCAAGATCTAAGACAAGAATTAGAAAGAGGAATTATGTCTGGAGAAGGAATTGCAAAAATAAAAGAAAGAGTTAGTAAAGTCTTTGATGTTGGAGAAAATCGTGCAGAAATGATTGCTAGAACTGAAACAAACAGAGCAGAAAACCAAGGGAAATTACAGGGATTTAAATCAAGTGGAGAGAAATTTAAAAAGCAATGGAATACACATTTTGATGATAGGACTAGTGAAATTTGTAAAAGATTACACAATCAAATAGTTGGAATGAATGAAAATTTTAAGGATAAACAAAGCGGATGGGAAGGGCCATGTCCACCAAGTCATGTTAATTGTAGATCATCAATTCTTTATTTAACAGAGTAATTCTTTTTCAATTGAGCAACAATATTTAAATATCTAAATATATTCTATTTTTCATGGAACAAGCAAGTTTTATATTTAGCTCAGATAATTTGGAATTAAAAAGCGAGGGTGAAAAATTTTTTGTGGAGGGATATATCTCTACTTCTGATTTAGATCTAGTGAATGATATAGTTACAAAAACATGTCTTATGGACATGGCTGATCAAATGAAAAAAAGGAGTATAAAATTTGATGTAGAACATGAGAGCTTTAGAGGAAAAAGCAATCTAGATCGTGAGATTAACAAAACAATTATTCCTGTTGCAAAGGTTGATGATTTCTTAATGGATAAAAAAGGATTGAAAGTGAGGGCCATACTAAACAACCATGCAAAAAGATTTGATGAAGTGAAAGGATCAATCCAGGATGGTTTTCTAGATGCTTTTTCTATTGCTTATGTGCCAGTCAAAACAGCAGTCCAGGAAAAGAATGGACAGCAAGTTAGATTATTAGATAAAATTAATTTATTAAATGTTGCATTCACAGGCAACCCAGTAAACACAGAATCAAAAATGACAAATGTGTTTGCTAAAAGTTTAGAGTTCCTGAAAGAACAGGAAGATAATAATCACTCAAGTGATACAATTAAATTACAGGAGGTTAAAAATATGTCAGAAGAGGAAAACAAAGAGACTACTGAAACACTAGAAGAATCTGCACCAGCAGAGGAAGCTGAATCAACAGAACCTGAATCAACTGAAGAAACTAAGGACGAGGAAACTCAACCTGAAGAATCTGATGAAGATAAAGAGGAAAAGGA